ATGGCCTTCACGATCTACTCACTAATGGCCGAGGTTTGGCGGCCTACGCCCAAACTTCCGGTGGACGAGTGGCTGCGCACGCATGTGCGGTTTGAGCGCGGGCCGATCCTTGGATCGTTTGACGTGCGGAACTCGCCATGGATCAAGGCGCCGCTTGAAGAGCTGCGAAATCACGAAACGCGCGAAATCATCTGCGCGTGCTCGGTGCAAAGTGCCAAGACCGCCCTGGCCGAAGGCGCCATGTTGTACCTGATCGCGGAAGAAGGCGGGGACATGTGTCTCTACCTGCAAACAGACGAGCACGCCGACGAGTTCCTAGACACCCGGTTTAAGCATCGGATTCTGGACTGCAAGCCGGTGCGGGCGATGCTCAACAAAGGGGACAAAAGCATCCAGAAGCGGACGGTGGCATTCGCTCACATGACCCAGTACGTGATGGGCGCCAGCAACATCCACAACTTGCAGAGTAAGGCGGCGCGCTATGTCATCGGGGACGAGGCCGCCTACTGGACGCACGGGCACATCGACGAGTCACGCAAGCGGACAACCTCGTTCGATGCGCGCAACTCGAAGCGGATCTACGTCTCAACACCGATGAACAACAGCGGCGAGTTCTACGAATCGTTTACCGCCGGATCATGCAGCGAGTGGCATGTGGCTTGTCCTGCGTGCGGGGAAAAGTGGCCGATGGTGCTGGGTCAGCTCAAGTGGGACGGTGAAGGCGCCAAGCTGGCTGACGGCAAATACGACCTCGCGCGGATCAAGAACACGGTCAGATACGAATGCCCCTCGTGCAAAGTCCACCTCAAGGACGAGCCGCAAGTCCGCCGGCAGATCGCGAACAGCGGGTTCTATCAGAATCAGAACTCGGCGCCAGACCCGCGCGTCAAGAGTTACCACTGGAACGCGCTGACCGTGCCATGGGTAGCGTGGGACACTATCGCCAGCGAGTTCTTGAAGGCAGAACACGCGCGGAAATTGGGTGATTACTCGCCGCTCGCGGAGTTTGTACGCAAGCGGCTGGGTGAGTTCTGGGATATGCGGGAGTTTCAGAGCGAAGAGGTCAATTTGTCGGGCGGTTTCGCGATGGAGGAGCCGTGGGAGCAAGAGTTTAGGCGTTACATGACCGTGGACGTTCAGCGTGACTATTTCCGCGTCATTGTCCGACTTTGGGCGCAAAACGGCGAATCTAGACTCTTTTACGCGGGCGAGCTGCATACATGGGCGCAACTGGCCGACCTACAAAAGCGATTAGAAATCACCGACAGGCGCGTGTTCGTCGATTGCGGCTTTGAGCGGTACCAAGGTGAGGTTTACCGCCAGTGTGCGGCCAATAATTGGATCGCGCTCAAGGGCGACAAAGCGCAGTTCTTCACGTGGACATTGCTGGACAAGCGGACAGGCCGGAGCCGGTCGGTCAAACGTCCGTATTCGCAGATCCAACACGTCGATTCCGGGGTGGGACTTGCACGATCCAAAGTCCGCAACGCTCGACAGGCTGACTTGTGCGACCGTATTGTCTGGAGCAGCGACTACATCAAGCTGGTTCTGCATCGTCTGCGCGCAGGCCAGGGGGCATCGTGGCAGATCGCGCACAATGCGCCGAAGTGGTACTTCAAGGAGATTCAGAACGAGGTGTTTGTCACCGAGAAGGACAAGCGGACCGGCAAGAACAAGACGTTTTTCAAAAAGCTAGGCGAAAACCACTCGTTCGACGCCGAAGCCATGCAGGTGCTGGCCGCCTGCATCGAAAAGATCATCGGGCAGGCCGAAATCATCACAAACGACGTGGAGGCTGTCAACGCTTGACAGGCTGAGTGACTTTATGGGCGGACCTTCAATTCTACGATATGCTTCGCTGCAATTTTGCGAAACGCTTTACGATCAGTGCTTATCGGCGCTGACCGAAGGGCAGGGCACCATCGTGATTAGCACATCCGGCGGCGGTGAGTCCGAAACCCGCGCGTCTGGATCAGACGGAGGCATTCCCGTGATGACCTTGATGAGGGCGGTGATGCGGAGGATGCACCAGCTCGACCCAGTGAAGTACCCGGGTATCTCCAACCGCCTTAAACCTGACTTTTCAACCTTTCCGCTATGAGTTTCATCGAACAAACGATCAGGTTTTTCAGTCCGGCAACCGCCTTGCAACGCCAACGCGCGAAGGCGCAGCTTGAGGCGGGCGACAGGACGGGCTACTGGCGCGTCGGGGCGCAGTCATCGACTAATCGCCGGGCGAGCGGGCAAGCACTGGATCAGCCTGATTCCAGCCGCAATCACACCGACCGCGTGACGCTCATCCGGGAGGCGCGGTGGCTGGAGGAGAATAGCAGTGTGGTGAAGTCGATCCTGCGCAAGTACCGCACCTTTTCGGTGGGCCGCTTACAGTACGTGCCGCGCACCAGCTCCGAGGAAGCCAACAGAGCAATCACGGCTTACGTGGAAAGGTGGATGTCGAGCTGCGACCTGACCCGGCGCCACCACTTTCGGGTGCTGGCCGGGTTGGGTGTCACGTCGATGAAGCGTGACGGTGACATTGGCTACATCGTGTCCGAAGTGCCGATGACGCAGCTCGACGAGATGCTCAAAATCAGTCCGATCCGGCTACAGGCCATCGAGGCTGACCGCATCGGCTCGATTCCTAATCGCAACGGCACGGATGCGAAGCCGTTTAAGCCGCTTAAGAGAGGCGAGCAAGACTTTTCCGGCGTCGTCATCGACTCAACCGGAAGGCCGATCCGATATCGGATCTACAATCGCAGCCTAACCGGTGAGTCCATGATGCCTGCGCTCGAAGTGCCAGCGCAGGAGTTCCTTCACCTGTTCGACCCCACCCGTCTTGACTCTTATCGCGGTTTCTCGGCGTTCGACGCGGCAATCACCGACATCAAGGATCTACAAGAGATCCTCGCGTGCGAGAAGATCTCAGTGAAGTACCTTTCCTCGATCAGCGGCGTCATCAATAATGCTGACGGCAGCGCAGATCAGGACGTATCTCTGGATACGACGCACAGCGACTACATGTCGGATGCGGATCGGCTGAAGAAGGTGGAGCCGGGCGCCATTCAGTACCTCGCAGAAGGCGAATCGTTCAACCCGGTTGATTTTAACCGACCTTCACCGACTTTTAACGGGTTTCTTGACACGCTCGTGCGCTCGACCGGACTGGCCGTCGGGCTGCCTTACGGATTTATTTACTCCTGGGCGGGGCAGGGCACAGCGGTCAGGATGGAAGCGGCGCAGGCTGCTCGTGAGTTTGAAATGACCCAGCTAACGCTCGAAGAGAAGCTTCTCTATCCAATCGTTATCCGCGTCATTGCTCGCGGCATCCAGCTTGGGCACTTGCCAGCCGTTGCTGACTTTGATGCGGGCGAGTGGCGCTTCCCGGCCAAGGTCACCGCCGACATCGGGCGCGAATCAAAGGCGCTGATCGACGAGACCATGGCCGGAATTATCAGCAAGACACAGATCGCGGCGGATCGCGGTGAGGATCGCAATATCATCCGCAGCCTGCTACGCGCGGAGGCCATGGAGCTTGTCGAGGATGCGAAAATGGTGCAAGACGCATCTGGCGGAGTTCTGGATCTGCCAACCGCCATCTACATGCTGGAGCGGCGGGCACCTAACGCGCCGGCTATCCCGGCGCCAGCGGCTGCGCCTGCGGAGGACGTGCCAGAAGTCGAGGACGAAGAGTCACCCGAGGACGAAGCCGAAGATATTGCCGAGGATGAGGCAGAGGCTGGCAGCACTGATTGACATCGGGGCGGCCAGTATGCTCGTCAAAGAAGAGATTCAGACATTCGCAGCGTTTCAGGGGAAAGTTTCAGGGAACACCATCATGGGTGTTTCTCTGATCCAAGAAGGCCCGGCGCTCGGTCATGGCGTGTTTGTGGACAAGCGTTCGCTCAACAAGTTCAAGTCCTTGGCAATCGAGAAAGGCCGGGTGAAGGCAAAACTCAATCACTTCTCTTCGGTCGAGGACACGGTGGGCTATTACGAGAATTTCCGGGTGAGCAAAGGCAAGCTCCTAGCTGACTTGACCTTGTTTGACGCGCACAGCGGAAAAGAAATGCTGCTGGAGATGATCAACGAAATCCCGTCCGCATTTGGCGTCTCCTTGATGTTTGCAGCGGATGCGCCAGAATTGGACAAGGAGAGCGGCAACTACATGACCCGCCCACGTGGCTTGTACTCTGCTGACTTTGTAGACACTCCCGCAGCTAACGCTGACGGAGTGTTCTCGGCTGATCAGATTGACAGTGACGAAGATGTTATGCCTATTGACCCAGTGGCGCCTGCGCCAGAACCACAAGTCGATTTCTCCGCTTTGATCGCGGAGCAGTTTGCCGCTTTCACTGCTAAGTTTGACGAAGTGGCCGCGCAATTCGCCGCTGACAACGCCAAGGTGTTGGCCGAGTGCGAAGCGCTCAAGGCCGACCTGAAAGCGTTGCAGGCTGGCAACAGCGACATCGAGCTGCAAGCTCGATGTCGCTGTTGCCAGCCTGCAACGCTTTCA